AGCTATAATGGCATGCGCCAATAGCACTCAGGTTGTTTTCACAAATACAACTGCTGCCGCAGCCGGATCAAGCCTTAATTCAGGGATAATTCAAGATAGCACAGATCTTAGATTTTCTCTTCACTATCGAATCTAATAACATCAACCATTAAACCTATTTAATCTGGAGGATTATCTTAAAATGGCATTAACAAAGACAACAGAAAACGACAAGATTGAAGTCGTAAGAAAATAGAATATTCAAGTAAGGACAGCTACCGTTATTAAAGAAGACGGTACTGAAATCAGTCGTACTTTCTGTAGGAAAGTATTACTACCTGGAACACTTGATGAAAGCGATAACCTAGTAGAGACAGATATCAGTGGTGAAGATGCAGATGTCCAAGCGATTTGTAATGCAGTTTGGACCACTGCTGTTAAGAATGAATTTAAAGCAGACTGTATCGCAAATAAGAGAGATTAAACTGCGAACCAATAAATAGAGTAGTATAATATTTTTTTACTATGGATACATCAAAAATGCGATTGGAATTTGAAACCCAATTAAAAGATTATGCTTACAAAATAAAGAAAGGTGAAGAAGAGATTACTAAACTTAAGGAATATAAATTAAAACTTGAGGGTGGTATAGAAACTCTAGATTTACTCGATAAACCTAATCCAGATGTAAACGATGGCAGCGATTCCAGTCAACTTAGTGATTGATAAAGGAGCACATTTCGACACTTCTTTTTATATCACAAATCAAGATGGTACTCCACTAGATATGTCGGGGTATACTGGTGAAGCTACAATGAAAAAAAGTTATTCTGCTACTACTAAAGTTCCATTTACCTTATCATTTGTTGATAGAACATTAGGTCATGTTCAGATTGCATTGACTTCTTCTGAATCTGATGCTTTAAATAGAAGGAGATATGTATATGATATCTTATTAACTTCTCCGAATGGATATAAAACTAGAGTTATAGAAGGTCTTGCTGAAGTGAATCCTGGTGTATCCTGATGGCATATAATGTCAGACTAGGGAATAGTACTCGACGTGTAGCACAGCGTCCAACGCCACAATACACGTTAGATGTTAATTACGAGATTCCATCTAAGTCTACTCAATATACTAATTTAAAATTAGATGATATTACCAGTCAATTCAATGGAACCACAACAGAATTTCCTTTAACTGTTAATGGAGAAGCATATTATGCTTTAGATGCAGCACAGTTAATGATTTCTATTAATGGAGATATTCTTGAACCTGGTGTGGATTATGCTACTTCAGATGATAAGATAATATTTACTACTGCACCAACATCAGCAGTAGTATTCTTTGGTGTTGCATACGCTACTACTGCTGATTTAACAAGGACTCTTAATTATGTTATTGATAGTGGGAATGTTCCACTGGAACCTGGAACTAAAGGGAACATGACTATAGATGTTACAGGTGTTATTGAATCTTGGACTATTATTAGTGAAGTAGAGGGAAATTTAAAATTAGATATACATAAATGTGATTATCAATCATTCCCAAATTTTGTATCTATATGTGGTACAGAATTTCCATACTTGGGTGAATTGAATGTCAGTAAAGACAGAAAAAACAAAGATCACACTCTTACTGGTTGGACAAAAGAAGTAACAGCAGGGGACATATTTCAATTTGAAGTACTTTATTCAGTTGACGTAACAAGATTTCTTATCTCGTTAAAACTGAAACTATAAATACTATTGGATATAAATAAAAATAACTAACACCACGAAGATAATTACGGAGAGTTTTAAATGGCACTGCTAGTAACCGATAATGGTGAAATTGATTCACTGCGTAATCTACTGAATTATAATCAGGCGATTCCCAGGAATCTAATTTTGAAATTGTTCACTACAAATACGACACCTGGCGAGAGTGATACTCCTTCGCAGACAGCGTATTGGGAACCATACAAAGCTACTAATGTATTGAGTTATGACGGCACTGGTCCTATAACTGGTTACCATCCTGTAATTAATAATCGCACAGATCAAGATTATTCTCAGCAATTTGGTATTCTTTTAAATGGTAGTCGTTGGGATATCGACACCAAAGCGACATATGTAACACAACAGACTGCTACTGGTGCTTCTGGTGAGTATACAATTACTCTTTCTGCTGCTAATAATGCTATTAAGAAAGGTGACTATGTAACACAATCCACATCACCTGCTAGTGCTGCTGCTATTGGTACTGGTGCATATGTTGTTGATATTGATGCTGCAGGCACAGTACTGTTGTTGAGTGTTAAGAATACAGGTGCTTTCACAACTCAATCATGTGACTTCGGTAAGGGTAGAACAACTGCTTCATATCCAGAGCAAACATTTACATTCCAGGGCCCTGCTGGTAACGTATACGGTTACATGCTGGTTCGTGCTAACAACTTACCTGTGGCCGTGCAGGGTGTACTTGATGCTGGCGAAGCAGCTGCAGGTACTCAAATTTCTAAGTCAGGTGTACGTGGTAACATTACTAAAGATTACATCACACTAGCGGCTAGTTCCTCAACTCCAGATGTAACTGGTGCTAATGGTGCATTCCAAGTTACAGTTGATGATACTACTGGTCTTGCTGCAAACCAACGCCTCACTATAACTGATGGTACTGTTGGAATTACTGCTGGCACACGTATTGTTGGAATTGATGGAACAAATGTTACTTTAACAAAACCACTTACTGCTGCATTAACTGCTAAAGCATGTACTGCACAGCATAACGTTGCTGAAGATCTTACTACTGGTATGACAGTTTCTCATTCACCTGGTGGTGGTGCACCTAATGGTTTTGCTGCAAGTACAACAATTATTGGTATTGATCGCGAAACAGAAGATACTGATGGTACAGTAATAGTATATCTCAGTGAGTCTTTGATTGATAATATTCAGCCATCAAACAGTAATGATACAGTTGATTTTGATTTTAGTAAGTGCGAAGCAACTGCTCATAGTTTAGTTGTTGGCGATACAATTTATATCGATCAGGGTACTAGTAATACAACTACTACTTCTAAGACATATACAGTGGATACTGTTATTGATGCAGACAATTTCACGACAACACCTGCTCTTGATGGAACAGGTAAGTTAACACTTTATAGTGCTATATTCTTCGCTGAAAGATTTACGAATGGTCCCTACGAAATTCAAAACCAGGGTGACCAAATTAAGGTAACACTGAACGTCAGCCTCGACTGATCTGTTCAAATTGATATCTACATTATGTTATTGGGGATTGCTTGCGATCCCCTTTTTTATTGCTGTATGTTGTTGTAAATGATAGTAACGTATGCTGGTGTAGGTTCTATAAAGTTTCGGGGAAGTATTCTCGGAAACATTTCACGCAGCTATAAATTCGTTCCTGGAACTACTTTACAATTTTATTATTTAGATTTTGGATCAATAGGAGAGTCACCAATAAATCCAATAGATCATGGCGCAATATCAGTACTAGCATATAATGACTCCAATTATGATTGGGGTTATATTACAATCACTTCTCGGATATCTCCATACGGTGATTTTAAATTATCAAGTATTACTCAATGGACTGTTCATAAGGCGTGGGTTGGTACTGGACAGATATTCGAGCGTGGGCGTGGTAGAACCCGTCTGGTTGCTCCATGGATAGTTACAGGTACAATACGACTTGATGGTGCTGCAAGCACCTTCTACGTGCCTTCAGTTGCTACGCAGGGGATCCTTCCCCTACGTAGTAACACTACAGTATTAACAACTAAACACGAGCAAGGATCTGGTACATTATCTGCATTCTCTGGAACAGGAGAAGTAGTTGCTTATAGTCCGGATAAAGTACAACAAGATTCACATCAATTATTCCATATTAACGGAAGTGCTGCTGATAGCTTCACTCCAAATTGGAATTCCTTTGGAACTTTACCAGTTACTGGTATTGCAACAGAGAAATATGGTCCTCATTACAATGGTAGTGGTATTCTATTCGATCTATCTACCTTTGATGAGAGACGTGTATACAGTTACGGTGAGTCCTCTGTTGACTGGTTCATCGGAAGAGATTACGGTGAAGTTGGATCACCTGTTGTTGATTCTTGGGTTATACAAGCTCATGCAAATGTGGTTATCGAAACCATTAAAGATGAATTCATATCAGATCTTGTATACACAGAAACAACAGGTGCTTATCTAGATTACGGTCATATTGAGATACCTCAAACTGTATCTGGATTGCCTGGTCCTATCAGTCCAGCAGATG